TTTATATTTATTATAATATCTGTTTATAATAATAAATATATACACATATATTAGATGTCAAATTTTTTTGCAAATGTTAAAAATAATCTTAATAAAGTAGAAGAAGATTTATTAGGACCGGATTATAATTATAGTAAAAGAATTAAGAATCCATCTGAACTTGAAATGAGTTCTAATGGCAGTATTGGAGCGTTAACTAAAAATATTACAGGTTTAATTGCTTATGTGAATGTTTTGGCAGTTGGCGGCGGAAAAGCACAAAAAACAAATGGGCCATTGGGTTCCCGTTTCTTTTTAAAAACAGGTGCTAAATGTAAAAATGTTGATAATGGAGAATTAGTTCATCGTTCAATTTATGTAGATAATATACCTGATGGTTCTATTCCTTTTATTACACAAGCATTAGGCGGTTTAAAATTAGATACATTTGAGGGTTTAGTTCCTGGTGTGATGAGTAATTTAGCACACATTCGCCCTATGCAAATATTTCAAGCATTTATGACTGGCGGCACACCTGATTGTAAAGCAATTACTCTAAATACCGTAGATAAAAAAAATGATTTTACATCTGGCACAGAAACCGCGTTTTTAACATTAGATGATATTAAAATAGTTGAATCGTTTGAAACGTTAAACGATAACGATAACGATAACGATAATCATGGTACTAATAAAATAAATTATAGTAAAATGCCTGATGATATTTATATTAAAATATATTACAGCGCATTAAGTTTATTTGGTCTATATATTTTGATGCGGTTATTCAAAAATAAAATAAAAATTTAATTATTAAATTTTATAAACTATTTATTTACATTTTATAAAATTAAATTATTAATTAAATAGTTTATTTACATTTAGGACCGGTTTTCTTGTTACAACTCCGCCCTTTAATAGATTTCTTTAATGTACCTCGATGATTACATAAAGATTTTTTTATTGTTTTACATCCACTACAATTCCCTTTATTACGAGTGCTAAAACGAACACGTTTTTTGGTATTTTTTCTGCTCCCCCCAAAGAATGATAATGCTGTTCCTTTTAATGAAGTTGCTTTATTTTTTATTTTTTCATACCATGATTCTTCTTTCTGCATTAAAAAATTAGGTGTAATTGTTTCCAATGATGTGTTTAAAGTATCCGTGAATGACGAATCTTCTCCACCACGCAAAGAATGTTTCTTTTTATAGGAACGGTTTTTATAAGATTTCATATTATATATTATAATTCTATATTATTTTTTATTTTATAAAATTATTATTTTATAAATATCCTAAATTAAAGATTAATGCGTTTATATAAGTCGGACCTTTTATTATATTTTTAATAGACATGCATATTAAAATATAATAAAATTACATATTATTTTACACCCAACTATTAAGACTTTGTGTATATGGATTATTTTTAAACGCAGTTAATATATCAGGATTGATTCGTTCACACGACATATTTTGATCGTATTGTTGTCCTGCTCTAATTTTTCCGTGTGTTTCCATTGTTGGAATATTGAACTCTCCGGAATAAGGTACAAACTCACGGTTGTTATTTCTATCTGAATCTTTTCGTTGAATACTAATATTATCAGTTTGATTAAATATTTGTGTTCCTCCCTGATTTGGACGGTTCGGGTAAGTTTTATTTACATTATTATGCTGCATATAAGCGGATTCATAACTTTTTGTTGCTTGTTGAATCGCAGGACCGGCGACGCCAGAATACGACGTGTTTGTTGTATCTCTCTGCAATTGAACCGGTTGATGTTCATTTACGATATATCCTGTTCCATTTTGATTCTCAATATTTAAATGATTACAATCTAATCTTCCTTCTGTCATTTCTCTAATTGTGGTTTTTGTTCTATCTGCTGGATTAAAAACTGTTCCCTTTGATATAATTGAACCGGCGTTTCCACTTGATCTTATGTTACCAATAACATTTTCTTTTCTTGATGGTCTTAATACATCCATTAATGGTGATACAATTGCGTTTACTATTCCACTTACTATACCAAACTCAACTGGATTTTTTGTAGTAGACCTATTATTGGGTAAAGATTTATAACTTTGAACCCCATGGTCAGCAATAGTTGGCGCATATCTTCCAGAAGCACTGATATTAATAACATGCTTAGGTTCTAATACTACACGTTTAGGTTGTTCATACTCCCCTTTAGCATATGATGCTTCATTGTTCAGTTTACCACTGCCATAATATTCCTCAGTCGTAGTTATTCGGTTTACATCACGCAACACCTCAGTTCCTCTTGCTGTTTGTGCCTTTTCTAATCCAGTTGTTGTAAACCAACGTTCAGGCCCAACCGTATAATAAGAATCCGGAAGTTTTTTCTCTACTCTACCGTGTGTCTCACTAGCAGGTGATGCTTTAATCATAGAATTTGCTGGTCCTTCATGTCCCGATAATCCAAATGTAGTTTTAGGATTTGTATCGACTCTTAATTCATTTACTGTTTTAGGTAACCACGAGTCACGGGATTCCATGCCGGCATTAAATCCTGCACCACCTGTTGTTGTATATCCTTTATTCAACCCTGGCGCAATGCGTTCTTCTTCCCATGGTTTTACATTTGCCATACGCATGCTTGGGTTTACCCGTGATTGGATAAAGTCGCTCACATTTGGAGCACCATTTGCGTATTGTAAATTCTGGTGAGGTTGAAAAAGAGGCGCCTGTTCTTGTTTTTTTATAAATTGTGAACCTTGCCCCTGCATATGATCTAATACGCTTTCTGCTACATTCGTATCAATCGTAGCACCTTTTATTTTCGCGCCAAAAAAAGGTACCATATTATTATGTTTGAAATCAGTTGTATTAATTTGATTGCCGGTTAATGAATAATTCTGTTTAACGCTACCACCTACACTATAACTAGAATTGGTTTTTTCGACGTTTGAAAAGTTATTAGAATCATAATATTTATCAGTATGTTGATTTGGGTTAGAATACTTACTTACATTTGAATTACTTACATTTTTAGAATTTATTGGATAATTTTTTGGATGTATTTGAGGATTAATTCCAGGCAATTCATTTCGTGTTTGTGTCATATTTGTAAATCCGTCTTTTTTTAGATTGTTATTTTTATTATTCTTATAAATTTCTTGATTTGATGCGACATACATAGTGCCTAGAACCATTAATGGAATTGCTAATTCTACCATTATATATTATTTAAAATATAGTAATATAATAATATATTATAATATAATATTACTATTCTGTTCTAAATATAATATTTTTAACTATCATAAAATATTTTTAACTATCATAAAATATTTTTAACTATCATAAAATATTATAAAATATTAAAAATTCATATTATTGATTTGCGGAGCACACGGAATGAAAGAATTTTTTTCCATTATTCGTGTACTTACATTATTTTCAAAAGGAAAACACGTATTTTCCTGTGGATTTAAAGGAAGAACATACCAATCAACTTGCTCTAAATCTCGTGATGTCCATGCCGGATGTGTTGCTCTCGGTTGTTCAGTTGTCGGATTGACAGAAGGATATTTTATCGTGGATGTTTTAACAGCATGAGATTTATAATTATTTTTATCTTTACAATCATTATTAATAGGGCGCGTCATTCCTAATAAATCACTTTCTAAATTTATTGTATTTGTCATTAAATTTGCTCCCCATTTTTGCATTCTAATAAAAGGGTCTTCATTAAATGGCATATCTATTCCATTCCCCGGAACATTTAACATATATCTTCCCGTTCCAGTTGACTCTTGTAATTGTTTTTTTATTCTACATGGGTCATCATGAAAACGTGTAAATGCCATTGTATTTATATAATATATTAAAATATTATATAAAATATTATATATAATATTATTTAATTACCAATAGGGTCTTTGTTTATTTTCAATTACTAAGGGTTTTGGCAATAGTATCGGTAACCTGTCAAAATAATCAATAACTTCTATATTTTTTAATTTAGGTTGCAGTGGAGTACGTGGAGAAACTAAATTTGTTGAATTAATTCCAAATAAAGCAGTTTCTATTTCAATAGCATTATAAGATAAAGCATCTCTTGGCATATGTGATGGGGTAATTCCTAAAGATGGCATAGTCTCATGGTATGCACGTCCATACTGAGAATTTTCAAATTTATTATACATTCTTGCTAAATCAAATGTTCTTTGTTCTAAATTATAGTTTCCAATTGTATTTTTATTATTAGTAGATGTCATTATTATTAATATAATATAATATAATATATCATACTATAAAATATAATTATTATTTAATATCTTTTTATTTTATTTATTTCTTCTTGTTTTTCTCTTGTTAGTTTTTTTATTTTTATCATTTTTATCATTTTGAACATTTTGATTATTGCGTTTTGTATATTTTTTTTGTCGTCGCGAAGTATCTTCTGCTAATAAAAGTAATTTATCATATAGACTATCTGAAATAATTTTATCCTTATTTTCATTATCATTGTCACGATGTTCCTGATTATCATCCTCATTATTAATATTCTCATAAGTATTCGTGAAATAATAAGAAGGACTTATCGCATATTCCATATAATATAAACTTGGCGGAATTGCTAAATTATCTAAATTTAATTCTTCACTTATTGAATTGGAAATTTTACTCTTGTTATATTTATTATTATCTAATTTCTTTCCACCTACAAATGAGAAGGCAGATTTTAACGAATATCCACTATTTGGCATTATCATATCTGTATCATGGAAAATATCCTGATTATTGTATTTTAAATTATCATTCATCTATTATTTGTATAAATAGTTATGTATATATATATATAAATAGTTATAAATATTTATATATAAGTATTTAATTATTAGCATAAAACCGTTTAATATCTTGAGTGTATTTAACAATTCTTGTCTCTTTAATATAAGTCATAATCTGTTTCACATGTTCTTCATTTTTAATACATTTAAGTAAACATTGTTCTATATATTTTAAGGTGGTCGGTTGTGTTTGTTTAACATTCACAAATTTTAATTTTCCATCGGAAATATTTAAATTACTATTTGTTAAGTTATTAGAGGATATATGTTGAAAAATTTCTTCTTCTAATGTATTTTTTTGATCACGTAATTGCTTTGTTTTATTAGTTAATAAACGTTGCTGATTATCTATTAAAACCCACTTTTGGATTTTTTCTTCAAAACTCATGTTTATTATCTTTAAATAAAAATAATAATTAAATTAATACTAATTATTATTTTTATATTATTTTACAAATTAAATACGTTTATTTACTTACGATTTTTACGTGAAGGTCGTTTATGCGTACGGTTGCCACGACGCTTCATGCCAAAAACACTATTAAGTCCTAAAAGACCAAAAGGTAAAGCAGCAGTTGCTAAAACACCCTCGCCTCCACGATGTTTAGTGCTTCTGCGTTTAGTGCTTCTGCGTTTAGTGCTTCTGCGCTTTTTACTGTGTTTATGTGCCGATGAACGACGACGGCGGCGACGACCACCATTTTGCTCATTTGCAACATCAACTTCTTTGTTAATAATTTTATCATCAAAATTCATTTCAGTATCATTCATTTCAGTATCATTCATAACATGTTCATTACCGCCTTTTTTCATTTTATAATTCATTATTATAATATATAAAAAGAAATTATTTTAAAAAAATCATTATAATGATTTAGATAAAAATGTCTTATTACGCAATAATAATATAAATATACCTAAATGTAATAAAAAACTAATTAAAACAAACATTAAAGATAAGTATAAATATGGATAAATGTGTATTAAAATTAAATCAATTAGTGGCGTTAAAAGTGTTTTAAATTCAGTTTTTACATCATCTCGTTTCATGATAGAAATACATTCATTAATAATAGATTCTTTAAACATAACTACACTACCTAATTAAAATAATAATAATTTTTATGCGTGTTAATTAATTCTAAAATTTCTATATTGGTTTTAATGGATATATTTAAACCCAATCATTTATTTGATTTTACTAAAATCAAATTATCGCAACCGGAACCAATGCATGGGTCGTTTTTTACTAAAATAAGTTTAGGCGAAGAAGAAAAACAATTTTATATACAATTGCCTAAATGCATTACAAAACAAGGAATTGTGACAACAAAAAGAGGAAAATATTGTGATTTAATGTATGAACGCAATAATAATGATGAGTTTATGGATTGGTTAGAGAATTTGGAACGAGCGTGCCATGATAATATAGATAAAAAAAAGAATTTATGGTTTAGTGGAGATTATTCAAAAGAAGAAATTGAACGGATGATGACACCAATTATGCGGTTATATAAATCAGGTAAATATGCTTTAATTCGAACATACATAAATACAAATAAACATACTGGAGAAGATAAATGTATCGCTTATAATGAGAAAGAGGAACAGTTAAATTTAGAAGATATCAATAATGACCTATTTATTGTTCCCCTACTACTGATAGACGGTATCAAGTTTACATCACGTAGTTTTGAATTAGATTTTAAAATAATACAATTAATGGTTTTGAATAAAACGACGATTAATACAATTTCTACCTGTCTTATTAAAATAAATAATAATTTAGGAAATTTACAATACAATACAGAAATGCCAATTATTAAAGAAAACTCATTACATCTCGATGAAGAACCAAATGATAAATTAAAAAATTTAGAATTTCAAAATAATAATTATAATAATTTAGAAGAAAATAGTGGTATAGAAGAAAATAGTGGTATAGAAGAAAATAGTGGTATAGAAGAAAATAGTGGTATAGAAGAAAATAGTGGTATAGAAGAAAATAGTGGTATAGAAGAAAATAGTGGTATAGAAGAAAATAGCGGTATAGAAGAAAATAACGGTATAGAAGAAATTATTTTAGATGATTCATTTATAAATAACAACAACAATAATAAAATCGAAACTATCAAATTGAAGAAACCAAATGAAGTATATTATAATATTTATAAAGCAGCGAGAGAAAAAGCAAAAATTATGCGTGATTTAGCACTAGAATTAAATTTAGAAGCAAAAAATATTAAAACAAAATATTTATTAGAAGATATAAATGATTCTGATGAAGATAATTAAATGAAATGAATATTTAGAAAAAATATACTAAAATAAATTATTAATTATTATTTTTAGAATATTTTTAAGAAGATTTAATTATAAATTCTAAAAAATATTTTATCACGAGTTTAATATAATGAGTGTATTTAAGAATTTACAAAAATCTATTAAAACTCACCATTTTATTGCGTTTCTTGGATTAATTGTTTTAGGATATGCAGTTATGCAATATTCCAATAAAAAGGGTATTTTATCTGACGGTTTTAATGGTGGCGCAACGAATCAAACCAATACATATGAAAGCAACAATATGCCTCCCCAAAATGTAGGGTTTGCACAACCTGCTGAGCCTGCCGGTCAAAATGAAAAGTATGCTTCTGTTTCTGGTATTTCCACCTCTTCGCAGGGTCTTCCTCCCAGTTGTATTAAAGGGGGGAATGTAGCAGATCCGTCTGAATTGTTGCCTAAGGACAATAACAGTCAATGGGCACAACTTAACCCTGCCGGCGCAAATGATTTTAAAGATGTGAATTTATTAAAGTCTGGTTACCACATTGGCGTGGATACCGTTGGTAGTTCTCTTCGCAATGCCAATCTTCAAGTTCGTTCTGAACCACCGAATCCCGTGAGTGTGGTTAGTCCTTGGATGAATAGTACGATTGAACCTGACCTTATGCGAATGCCTTTGGAAATAGGTCGTGGTCCTCAATAATTTGTTTATAATTCATTATAAAACCTTTACTTTTTCATCTTTATCCATTACGATACTATATATAATAAAAAATATTTACATAATTTTTATTATAATTGTTTCAAAAACAGCGTTTTAAATTACCAATGGTGTAAAGAATTCTTATATATGGTTATTTATCAATCGCGATTATTAAATATCATTTCGTGGTGAACTTCTCAATTTGTTTGTCTTCTTCTTCTTAGATTTACTTTGTTTGTATTCTTCTTAAATTTATATTTTTTTGTCTTCTTCTTAGATGTAAATTTGTTTGTCCTCTTCTTAGATGTATATTTTTTTGTCTTTTTTTTAGATTTATATTTTGTACCCCCTGTAGATTTTTCATAATCACTTTCTTTTTCATCTGAAATCTTCTCCTTTTCAATAATTTTAGAAAAAAAATCAGATATTTTTTTATCCTCAAAAGTGTATTCTTTTTCTTCTTCAGAAGATGGGACAAATAATTGATTTATATTCAAATCTTCGGGACTTAGTTCTAATTCTAATTCTAATTCTTTATATTTTAAATCTGTTTTCATTTCTTTCATTTCATTAAAATCATTAATAATAATATTAGTATTTTTTTTTGCACCTCCATTGTATCTGGAGCAATATTGTATAATAGATGGATCATCTTTAGAAACTTCTTCCATGTTTTTACTTCCATTTTGGGTATTAATTAGTTTATATATCCGCATTTTACAACTCTCATCCTGTGGTTCGAATATTCCATATCTAACAGGTTTTTTTAAATATTTTAATGCTATTGTGATTTCTCCTGGAAACAAAGAACAATCAACTTGTCGTGGAGTATCTTGACAAGTCCATCCTAATATTTTAATAAAATTTAATTTTGGATTTAACTCTAAATAAGATTCATTTATTATACTAGTGCCATTGATAAGAAGAATATTATTCATTAATTCAAATAATCGAAATAATATATCTATTTGTATACGATCCGGATTATATACACTTAGTCTAGCTCCTGTTTCATAATTCCAAGAAATTAATATATCATGAATAGTGCAAGGAAAATTATATTTTGGATCACACTGATATCCAGCAACAATTAAATCAAGTATAATAGTATCTTTATAATGAATAATATCGGTATATTTAATTTCGTTTGGATAATTATTATTACTGTAATTTGTAGAATAACTTCTAACAATTGCGTGCAATATACAGTTATTAAAATGAGTTTGAATATTTTTAGATAATAAAACTGATTTTTCTCCTCTTGCTTTAGAACAATCATGAATCGTGGTTGAACTTAAATTTATAAATACCAATAAACTATTATCATTTGAATCAATATTTTTTAATTTTCTACATGATTTTAAACCATATGGATTATCTACATTCATACCGTCTGTCATATATCTATTAAGAAAATTTTTACTAAACCATATTGCTTCATTCGGTGAATGTTCTACACCACAATTACTTACTATGGATTTCGCCATGGGAAAAAACCCATCTAACGCATTTCCACTTTTTAATAATCCTCCTCTATTTACGACTCCATCATTAAATGATTTTGATAATTTAATTTTTTTGTTTTGAATCAAAAAATTCAAACAATTAAATATTGAAGTACTAACATACTTGATTTCATCTATATTACTTATTCCCAATAAATTTATAATATCACCTGAAATATCATATTCATCAATGACTATGTCTTTCCTAAACATAGTATATATATTTATAGTATATAAATATATATATATATACTATAAATATATATATATACGATACTTTATAACTTACGATACTTTATATAATAAAAATATTTATATCTTTTCAAATTAGTTTGTCTAATTTTTCTTTTTAGTCGGTATATTAATGAATGGAAATCACTCTTTTAAATAAAAGAGTTTAGCAGTTAAATCTTTAACCTCATTTATATTGTATAAATTAAAATTTGCATCTACATCTTCTATATTACGAGAAGAATCACTTACATCTGCACGAAGTCGTGTTCTTATAAATCTAAACTCTGGTAATGTTTTACGAGAAGAATCACTTACATCTGCACGAAGTCGTGATCTTATATATCTAAACTCTGGTAATGTTTTACATTTATAATGATTTAATTGAATAACACTAAGATCAATATCAGGATTAAATGGTCCCTCGATAATAGTATTCTTTGTCGATTTAATATGACCATCTGATAGAGATATATCATGACATGTATTATACTTTTTAAAATTATCTTTTTTAAACAAAGTTTTAATGTGTCTATTTCCTATCTTTTCGCACATTGTGAATCTTTGTGTTAGAGGTTCGTTTGTTTTTTCTGTTCTTCCAGATGAACCAAAAAATCTCCAATTCATACCAATCCCTTGACAATCTCCAACAATATATTCATTTATGAAATCACATATATTATCATGTTTTTTTAAAACTATAAATTCATCTATGTCAATGTGAGCGACATGAGTTATATTATCGGTAAATAAATAGTTTTTAATAAAATCATCAAGAGCAATATATTGAACTCCTTTATGATAATTATTAAAAGGAAGGTGTATTACTTTTATATTTTTTTTATATTTATGTAAAATTTTTTCATATGTTGGTATATCTTCATTGTCATACAAATAAATATATTTAAATCCTAATTTTAAATGATATATTATAAACTCTTCAATATAATCATGTTCTTTTTTAGCAATACATACAATTACTGGGTTCATATCTATATATATATATATATATATATATATATATATATATATATATATATATATATATATATATATATATATATATATATATATATATATAT